GTCTTTCAGACCAACCGTTTTAATGTCCTCAAGTTTCATTCGATCTCTCCCCAATCATCCTTTATGTCTACGTCAATCTTCGAAGGAACTTTGAGCGGAACGCCTGTCTCCATGATCTCCTTAATCCTAGCCGTTTGCTCTTGGCTCTCTATGTTAAAGCATAGCTCATCATGAACCGTGAGCATAGGAGTAAGTCCCTCGTTGTAACAATCAAGCATCGCTTTCTTGGTTTGGTCCGCCGCTGATCCTTGGATCAGGCGGTTCAGCGCCTTGTATGTGAAGGCCCGCTTGATGTTTTTACCGTACTCCTTCAGAGCTTCCTCGTAAGGCAGGGGTTTGCCTGTTCCGAAGGTGACGGGCTCCCACAGGTGAAACCTGCACTTACGGCCCAGCAGAGTGCGTATCTGACCGTTACTGTCCGCCTGTTTGGTAGCCATGTCCGCAAGCTGCTTAACAAACGGAACCTTGCTGCGGTGCCGCTTGATTAAATCCTTGGCATCCTCTGAGGGAATGCCTAGCTGATCTGCCAGCTTGGCTACGCCCATTCCGTACATAATCCCAAGGTTAACCGTCTTGGCTTGCTTACGCGTAATGTTTGCAAGATCCGCAACCATCTGGTGCAGATCCACATCCCCACTGTTGAACTCATCCACTACGTTATCAACCACATGACTACGCAACGCAGACGGTACGCTCGCCGCAAAATGCACCAAGAGCCTTGGTTCTTGGCTCGAATAGTCAAACGACCCCCACTTCATACCTTCCTCTGGAATAAACAATCCGCGGATCATCTTCTTGATGTCGGGATCCCGCGCCGGGATTTGCTGTAGGTTGGGGTTCGAGGAAGAGAACCGACCCGTTACCGTACCGCCCTCGTCCCTACGGGTGGAGTGCAGTTCCGTATGGATGCGACCGTTGTGCTCGTGCCGCAGGATGCTGTCGATAAACGTGGCGTCCGCCTTGTCGAACTCACGCAGCTTGACCAACTGCTGGCAGATTTCTGCGGGGTGGTTGTTTAGCCACGCTTTGGTAAACGACGGAGCACCGCCCGTTACCTTCCCTGTTTCCTCGTCTTCTTTGGTCGGGGTCCTTGGGTATTCCATGTCGAGCTTGTCGAACATTTTAGCTATGGATGCAGAGGCCCAGATATCCACCTCCATCCCAGCTTCTTTTTCAATCTGTCCGCGAATCAGCTTGGATTGTTTTCGAATAAACTTCTTGTTCCGCTCGGCCTTGTCGAGATCCACCCGCACCCCTTGGCTTCGCATGTCCAACATGCAGGGAATTAACCCGTTCTCGATGTCCCAGATATGCCAGAGTTCCTGATCCTCTAGCTCGATCTTGAGGGCCTGCCACAGTTTAAGCGTAGCCACCGCATCTTGCTCCGCGTAAGCCCCCACATACTTGGGCGGCAGCTTGTACATCTCTGCCTTGGGATCCACGCCCCACTCCTTGGCGGCAGCTTGCAATAGCTTCTCGTTCTTGCGCAGCGCAACAAAGTCTCGGGCCATAGCATCGAGGCCAAAGGACCAGCGGTTTTCGTTGACCAGTGCGCCAGTAATCATCGTGTCGATAATCCGACCCTTGATTTCTATGCCCTCGGCCCTCATCCATCCCGCATCGTAGGTCGCGTTGTGCATGATCACATTCATATCAGGCACCGACATCTGCTTCTTGAGCCAGCGCAGGGTAAACTTTGGATCAAGGTTGTGGGAGTTTTCATGGCGGATCGGGAAGTAACCTTTATACTCCCCCGCTGCCACAGCAATCCCTATGATATGACCGTCTTTGCGAGCCCATCCTGGGCCCAAGGTTTTAATGTTGGGATCATAGGTTTCCAGATCCACTGCCACTTCTTTGTAGCCCGTAAGATCGGGATACTCCGGTGGAATGTTCCAGTCAGCGTCGATCAGATCCAACTCGTTTTTAATCTGGTGATGCAGCGCACTGCCAAATAAATTACTTTGCATTCTTTTCACGCATCCTATCCATAATATCAAACATACTGCTTTTGTCCCGAGTCGTGTGCTCCGCCCCCAATGCACTGTAACCAGCCTTATCAATCCACGAATCCTCGTGGTCGATGTTCTCAACCAAACGCGCACTCTTTACCCAATCCATCATCAGCGCAACATGCGCAGGAGTTACATGACCGTGGCTCTTTAATGCGCCGCCAATAATAATGTTCCACCCCTCCGCAATCCGAACATGGTTGTCGTATGCATCACCGTAGTCCGCGGCCCTCTGACCGTTGATCAATTCTTTGGCTGTGTCCAACACTTCATCTCTCTTCATCTTCATCCTCCCTTGGTCGATAAACTAAAACAAACGCATCGCAGTTAGGGCACGATAGGTTAGTCACCATGTCGAACTCGGATTCGTCTTCTTCGTCATGATCCCCGCCCCAGATTAATTTCGTTCCGCAATGCCAACAATTCATATCGTGTACCTATACTTATAGTTGCTCTGAAGAATGTATAACGTGTGACGCGCTCGGGTTACGCCAACGTAAAACGCTCGATGCTCATCGTCAGGATGATCGCTGTTTACACACGCCGCGGTCGACATCGTGTACACAACGCAGTTGTCATCCTCCCCGCCTTTCATTGCATGGAATGTGGACAGCTTGATGCGAGGCTCGGACATTAAATCATCGCCTCTTCGTGACATGGCGTCAATATAATCCTGATCATTTTTGCCCACGCGCATCACCTCATAGGCGCTCTGCTCCGCACCAGCCAACAACCCGTACTGTAGCTGTAGTATTTCCATATCCAACTCTGCCTCCGGAGGCAGAAGCTCAAGCATTTGCTGACTGCCTCGACGCACCACAGCATTCTTACCCTGCTTGGGAACCGCCGAGTAGAGATCCATAATGCGCTGCAGCCCCACGCTTTTGCCAGCACATAGGTCGTTCCACGTTCCTAGATTCCCCACCAGTTCAAGTGGGATGCTGGGTTTACCCTTAATGGAATACTTAAACCCCGCTGCTCGAATGCGCTTCGCCAGATCATAGACGTACCCATTGATCCGAGCCATGATTGTCCACGAGCCCTCGTGCAACGGGATGTCTTCCAGATGGTAAACGTACTCAACGGTGCCCTCCTCGTCCCGAGCATCGAACTGCTTAACGTGCCGATCATCAATCCGTTGAGCGATTGTGCTTGCCACTTGATGCACGGCCCTTGGAATGCGGTAACTCTGCTCCAAGACTTTCACGTTGGGCGAGCTTTTGTTAAACAGCTTAACGTCCACGCCCGTCCATCTGTGAATGGCCTGATCGTCATCGCCAGCGATATAAACCTTCTCTGACTTCTCCGCTATCTTCTCGGCCATGCGCCACTGCAATGGCGTGAAGTCTTGTGCCTCGTCGATAAACAAATAATCAAGGTTCGGTGGGATTCCCAGCGTGATGTACTTCTCGATCATATCCACATAATCGTACTTGCTGGCAGCAGCCTTGTACTCAATAAGCTGCTTGGATAACTGCTCCAGCTTGGGAAAGAACAAGTCCCAGTCACCCTCCAGATTGAACTCCGTATCCAGATCAATCATTCGCAACCGAGCGCGGTTCTCTAGCTGTAGGTACTTGGACCCCGATCCTCCAAGCGTGGGCATAGACAAGCCATCCTCTAGGTTTGTCCGGATCTTTCCCTCGAAGGTCAGTCCGATCTCTCGACCAATGTTGTCGTAGTCCTCTTTGTTCATGATGTCTTGTGTCTGTAGGCCCAGCCCCCGAAACCCAAACGAATGGCTTGTCCGCATATGGGGAAAGTCTTTGGCCTCCAGATTAAATTCTGCACAGGCTCTCGTCACCATCTCTTCAATGGCCTTGCGAGTGAATGAAATAACCCCCAGTCGAGATGGATGCGCTCCGTTCTGCAACGCCTGTTTAATCTGCTGGATGAGGTAGTATGTCTTACCAGTGCCTGGTGGGCCTAGAACAAGTTCTGCTTTAGGTATCATATTCTTTTCCTCTTGGTCTGCTGTTGACCCAGTCCTCGATCTCCGACAGAACCCAGCGCGAAGCCGAGCGTCGATTGTCATCGGACCCAAGAACAATGGGTTTCGGAAAGTCCTCCGTCATCTGTGCCAGTTTGTAGACGTAAGACCGTGATACTCCCAACAGATCGGCAACCTCTCCGACCCGTAGCAATTTATTAGAATGGGATGTCATTACTTATCTCCTGTACGGGTAACTCTACCTCGTCATCTTCAAATGCAGGAACCCACCAACAACGTATCTTGGTTCGCTTCCCACCTCGCTTTACAATATTCTGACTGCCACTATCGCCACCCATATCCCTGATCATCTGAATGATCTGGGCTCGGCCCAGCGCAGTGAACCTGCGATGATGCAGGTATTCCAACAGCCCCTCGATCTTAAACTTCGTGACACCGTCATCGGTCCACGGCTTGTTCATCTCGATTTCTTCCGGTGCCATCGCCCGTATGTGGCTCGTGCAGTAAGAAGCCAAATGGTTCTTGAACTGCCCCGCATACGTTTCCTCTTCCGGCACATCGATGTACGTTGCTTGGCTCATCAAGCTGTTGACCATCTGCTGCCACTTGTTGGCCTTGGTAGTCGGAGGCATGAAGTTACACTGCTCCATACAAGCCCGCTGCCAAAGCGTCTGGTTCTGTAGCTGCTCGGTGCTCAACTGAATCCGCAACCCGTTTACATCCATGAAGTATAAGCGCGGCTCAGATAGCATAATCGTTAGACCACCCACCTGTGGTGCATCCGGAGCATCGTCACTAATCCCATGCTTTGCCAACACGCATAGAGATGGGTCGCAGTACGACTTGAACGGCTCTTCCTTACAAGTGTAGCCCCAGTCTTTCTTCTCGTGCTGCTTGATTACCGTCATGACTTCCGTCGATGGCAGCGGAGGAGAAAACAACGTCCGGTTATATTCCTCCAGCGCATTCTGCCAACTGTCCGGAAACTTCTTCTTGCAATACACGCCCATAAAAAAGAGCAGCTTGTTGCGCGGCTCACTCTGCGGCCCATCCGAAAAGATGTTTCGAATACACGGAGGCCCATCATCAAAATGCTTGCGCGTCTGGGTCGTGCTGCGAATAGCCTCCAGATCCGATAGCAACACACTCTTCTTATCGATAGCATCCAGAAACTCATCAAGCTCCATGGACTCGCCCTTCGCATCGAAGCAATACCGCTGGGGCATCTCCGCATCGAAGTATGGCATGTTAATAAAGTTCCCCACATCCCCGCGCTCAACGATGATCGTGTCTTGCTTTGGGAATATCTCTACCCCACTGTGACCCAGCATGATCGACATCTCGGTCAAGTATTCGCGGACCACGGCTGCTTGCTCCCACTCCTTGAGAAACAAATACAGATGAGCCCCACCAGACTTAGATCGACAGTGCAACAGCGGAAGCTGGAGCTTCTGGATCTTGTCTTGCAATTCCTTCTGGTTCAGATCGTAGACATCAACGTCAATCGCTCCAAACCTACACTTGTTTTCTTCGTTGATCGGAATAGCCCCGACCCCCTGCTTGCCATCAATGTGCGCCTGTACTAGCGCCTCGGTCAATGGCTCTCGTATAATCTTGCTTTTACTGTCCGCCTTACCGTTCCTGCCTATTCGTCCAACAGTCGTTGTACCATGAGCATTCTTGGCTCCGGCAAACGCGGCAAGCAGCTTTTTAGGTTGTGACATTTACTGCTCCCAAGTGAAAAATGGGGGACGGATAATCCTTAAAACCGTCCCCCGAGGCTACTAGAACGGAATTTCATCGTCCTTGACCGGAGGATTGGAAGTTGGGTTTCCCTCCTCCGCAGCAGCTTTCACTTCGCCAGCCGCAACACTGTCGCGGAAGGCTTTGGCTTCGAGCATTAGATCGCGGTCCTCGACCAAACCGATCTTCTCAATAGTGTAGTTGAACCATGACCCTTGGTCATTGCTCTCTTCGACAGTGCAAAACTTCCACTGAGTAGCGAACAACGGAGGCAGAACCATCTGCCCTGTCTTTGGGTGCTTGATCTTTTGCATAGCAATCTGCGTCTTCCAACGACGGCTGACTTTCAACTGCGATGATTTCATATCAATCACAACGGGCTGAGTAAGTCCGTCCTTGCCAACAATCAAACAGAAATGCTGATCCGATTTAACCAACTCGTGACCGTTGGGCAGGATTTCCTTGGCCCCACTACGCGTTGTTTTCTGGAGCACCGGATCGGTTGCTGGGATCTCCCCTTGAAAACCACCGCCTTGCTCACGAGGAACAAACTCAAGGTACTTGGTGGTTTGAAAACAAGGAACGACTGTTACACCTTCTTCGCCCGTGAACAGTTCCATGGTCACATTATTAAACATGTCACCCTGCTCAGAGCCTTCGATGTACTGCGCTTCACGCTTCTTGAGTTGCGGAGACATCGCCTGCAAAATACGAATGAACGGGATCTGCATCTCGCTGCTGTCGTATGTTGCGCCTTCGCCCGCGAACTCTAGGATATCGTCCATGACATCTGTGCTTAACTCTGCACTTTTCTTTTTTGCTACTGCACCCATTATGCTTTCCTCCGGATCTGTGCTGTGTTTGAAATGAATGCCCCGAACAGATCGAGGTCAAGCGGTTTGCCATCCGTCACGCGCTCTTTGACAAACGCTTTGAGTGTGGATGGATGAACGTGGGTTTTGGTTTGCGGATCGAAACCACGATCTTGCAGCAGACCAACAACGTCCCCCGCAACATTGTCCTCGCCCTTACCAAACGAAACTGTGATATCGTTCTTGATGATATCGTCCAGACCGTTGTCGCGTAACCAGCCCAAGGCTTCGTCCTTGCGGTCCTTGGGTATCGAGGCAGACACAATCATCTTGCGCTCGACTATAGCACCGTCCACATCAAGACGCTCAACGCCCATCTCGTCCATCAGAACTGGAATGTTCTCGACAGACAGCTTGTGCTTCTCTTGCTTGAGGGACTTCAAGTGCTCCTCCGCATCGCTGATTTGCTGCTCAACATTACGCAGGGTTCGAACCAGTTGACTTAGCTGCTTTCCGGTTCCAGTATCGACAGACGCTAACGCCTCCGATTCGTCAAAGTAGTCTTCAAATATATCGTTCATAAGTTTTTCCTCTTCAGGGTTGCTTTATACGGTAGCCTCGTGCTATCCGTAAAGAAGACAATAGTGGAGGTATATGATGAATGTCAACTACAATTTTAAACTAAAACCATTTGATCATCAAAAACATGCTCTGAACACAGGGTGGGATCGCATCGAGTTCGGGCTGTTTATGGAAATGGGAACAGGTAAATCCAAAGTTCTGATCGACAACATGGGTATGCTGTACCAGGCAGGGCTCATCGACTTTGCTTTGGTCATCGCACCCAAGGGCGTCTATCGCAACTGGGTAGCCAAAGAAATCCCCGAGCATATGTCCGATGACATCGAGCACCGTGTCATACGATGGGTTTCGTCGCCAAATAAAAAACAGCAAGAAGAAATGCGCTCCGTAAAAAACAGGTTCAACGGACTGACAATCTTTGTCATGAACGTCGAAGCGTTCTCCTCGGTCAAAGGTAAAACCGCTGGTGAGTGGATGGGTCGTGCGCTGGGCTCAAATGGTCTAATCGCAATCGACGAATCAACCACCATCAAAAACCATAAGGCCAAGCGCACCAAGAACCTGATGAAAATCGCGTCGAACTTCAAGTACAAAAGACTGTTGACAGGCTCTCCAGTTACAAAAAGTCCGATGGATATTTATTCGCAGTGTGAATTTTTAAGGGAGGGGTTGCTGGGGTATGATAGTTTCTATGCGTTTCAAGGACGGTATGCCGTCACGCAAAAGCGCACCATGGGACATAATTCATTCCAGCAAATCGTCGGGTTCAAAAACCTAGATGAATTAACGTGGCGCATCGAAAACTTTTCCTATCGAGTGCTCAAAAAAGACTGCCTCGATCTCCCCGATAAAGTCTACACCGCTCGATACGTCACCCTGACCGACGAGCAACTGAAGATGTACAACCAGATCAAAGAACAGGCGCTCTTGCTCCTCGATAACGGGGACCTCGTGTCTGCGCCCGCGGTCATTACCCAGCTACTCAGGCTGCAACAGATCATGTCCGGTCATCTCAAGACAGATGACGGAGACATCCTGACCTTTAAATCCTCCCGCATGGATGCGCTGTCCGAGATCATGGAAGAACACGATGGTAAAGCAATCATCTGGTCGCGGTTCCGGTACGACATCCAACAGATTACAGCTATGCTGAACGATAAGTTTGGGG